AGTAGTAGCCAAGCCACCAAAGCCATTATCTGCTAGTGATTTGGTAAAGCGCGAAGAGAACAGCACGGAAGAGATTGCTCGTAGAGCAAGCCCTCCAACCCGTGAAAAGGTTCAAGAGAGATTGGACAAGATAATGGAAGAAATCAATTCCGGCTCAAGTTCGTCCTCAGCTTCAGCTTCTGAAGAAGACTCAACAACTGATAGTGAGGAAGAATTTCCTGACTATGATAACAAGACCAAGAAAGCTCCTTTCTAATCTTTTACCCTAGAGCTTAGTTTCCGCTGAGCAGCAAAAGAGATGTATTCTATACGAGTACATCTCTTTTGTTTTTATAGTGCGATATATATCCAATAAAGGATATATGGCAATAATTCTGGGTCTAGACATATCTACTACATGTATAGGGTGGTCAGTTATACAATATAAAAACCTTACCTATAATCTTATAGGTATAGGTTATTTTGAACCGATTAAAAACGTATCTAATGTTTTTGATGCGCATCCAAAGAAATTAAAAGATTTGGATAGCTTAGAGTTTCTTGATATGATCCAAATGTCAAAAAATATGATAACAGAATTACTTAGGAAGTACAACCCAGATAAAGTGTGTATAGAAGATTATATAAGATACATGGCTGGTGGTTCCGGCGCAAATACGATTATACCATTAGCATGTTTAAATAGATCTATTTGTTCCTTAGTGTATGAATATTTTGATTTTGATAAAAAAAGAGTTTCTATTTGCAATGTCATGTCGATACGATCGCTAATTAAAAAATCTGCTAAATTATCGGAGCTGCCAAAAAAAGAAGAGCTGCCCCCAATTCTAGAAAAATTAATGGGTATTAAAGTGCCTATTCTATTGGAAGAATCTAAAAGAAACAAATCAAAGATATCTTCATTTACATATGACCAGTCAGATAGTATAGCTTGTTCGTATTACATTACTGCAAACAATAAAGAAAATAAATGAATAAAGTTGATGAAGCATTTAATATCTTGGGATTACCTCGTTCGGTACCAGAGGATGAGTTAAAAGCAAAATATAAAGAACTCGCTAAAAAGTTTCATCCCGATGTGTACAAGGAAGACCCAGAGAAGTTTAAAAAAATAAATGAAGCCTACCAGCTTATTCAAGATTACAAAGCAAATCCATCCAAGTATGAGCGCAAACAGTTTCAACAAAATGATGTTGGTTTCCAGTATAACGAGATAAATCTACAAGATTTATTTAATAATTTTCATAATAATTTTACTACCGAAGATAATGAGGGCCCACGAAGAAGTCCAAATATTTCCGCTCCACCACCAACCATTAATATAAATATTTCTTTCAAAGAATCAATATTAGGTAATGAGAAACAAATAACGTATAAGAGATATTTGAAATGTACGATATGTAATGGTATTGGATTAGAATATGTTAATAACGGATGCCAATCTTGTAACGGATTTGGAAGAATTGTAGCCAATAACAAAGGAATGGTATTTTCTAAAGTTTGTACTAAATGTTATGGAAAAAATATCAAAAAGAATAAATGCTCGAACTGTAATGTTAAAGGTGTTATGGAGAATGATGTTGCAGGCACAGTTCAAATTCCCCCGGGCATTGTCAACGGAACAACTCTTCGTCTTGCCGCAGCTGGTCACTACATGGGTAATTCATTATTTGGAGATTCTTATGGCGATGTGTTTATACGAGTAACTGTAGATAAGGATCTTGAGCTTGAGTTAATGGGGTCAGATGTTGTAAGTCATGTAAATCTATCTTTACTCGATGCACTTATCGGATCCCATCAAGAAATAAAAACAGTACATGGTACCAGAAATATAGCGATCCCAGCACTCACTAAAAACAAAGATGAATTGCGAATCCAAGATTGTGGTGTCAAAGGAACAACTGGGGTCCAAAGGGTTATATTAGATGTAAGGTATCCAGATGATACTAAAGCTCTTGTGGAGTGGTTAAAGAATAGTCAGAACTAGGAAAGATTATGCCGTTTCTAATGAATTGTAATAATAGGGGTTGTGGTAAATATCAGCAGCCCTCACTCAACCTAAAAAGCAATGAAGTAATTTGTGGCGAGTGCGGGCAGATAATTGCTGGTGTCTCACATTTTACTAAAGTGCAGATGAAAAGTTTGGGACAGACACTTAAACCGGCGAAACCAGCCTACTCAGTTAGATGCGAAAAATGTAAACAAGAAGCTTTACCAAAGCTAGATAAAAATCAGCTTGTCTGTTCATGGTGTAGTGAAATACTTAAAAATGTAAGTAAGCCATTTGAAATTCTGATAAGAAACGCAATTAAGAAAGGCGATGAAGAATTATAATGAAAGAGATTAAAATATCTAATGAACATTTTAAGTTCATTGAGAACCAGGCCCCCAAGTTAGATATTGGTGGCTTCTCTAATTTGGATAGAAAAGATTTAACTAAAGCTAGCAGACTTGATTATCAATATACAGGTTTGTATGGAGAGCTTGCATGGTACATGCATAGATATAATAGTTTTGATAAACTATCCAATCTATTAGATTATAAATTTGAAGTATGCAGAAAAAATAATATTGGTGATTCAGGTTATGATGATAGTATTACTCATAATGAAAAAACTAGATTTGTTGATATCAAAACAACTCATATAGATGATGAGAAAAGAATTAAATATCTAAACCTTGTTATTCCTCCAAGAGAACTGCATGAGCAAATGATCTATATTTGCGCATTCTCTATTGGTAAAGACAGAAAAAATGTAGATAAAGTCATCTTGGCCGGTTGGGAAATAAACGAATGTATTACTGATAGATGGAAGTATGATTCTAATAAGTATTGCGTTTCAGTTCCAAGGTTACGGCCTATGAAAGAGTTAGAAAAATATATAAGATGAAAATATGGTATAAAGCCGTTTGCGATGAACATAAAGAAATGGTTGATATGTTTGTGAATAACGTAGCTACTACTTATCATTATCTTCTAGATAAGGATGAAACCATTAACATATGGCTCAATTTACATTACGGTTGTAAATTACGATTAATACATCATGATTTAGATTTGGACGAGTGTTTCAATAATGGGTACAGTTTTGTTAAATGAATTACTATAAAGATATAGTTGCATCTTGCAGGGATTTGCTTTTGAATTTCCCGGAGGCCGCTCATGTTGCTGACTATGCAAGTAAGCGACTAACTGAGTCGGGACAAGATAAGTTCTCGTTCGGGTATTTCCCTAGTAACGCTAATCTCTCTGTATTAGAAGCTATCGTGGGTGAGGATAAGCTTGCTAAATCAGATTTGATTTATGATCGAATTTTGCAGGATGGCGCATCCACCAGAAAGATACGCCACTCAAGTTTAGAGAATCATAATCTCGTAATGCCATACCGAGATGTGTATGGCAACATTATTGCTTTAGTCGGACGAACTATCCTTGGTGAAGAGGAAAGACAAGCCCAAAATATTCCCAAGTATAAAAATACATCCTTTGACAAAGGTAGCCATCTATTTGGATTATATGAAGCTAAAGAAAGCATTATAAAAACTAATACGGCCTACGTAGTTGAGGGACAGTTTGACTGCATTACTGCTCATGGTAAAGGTATGACTAATGTAGTGGCTCTTGGATCGTCAAATATGACTTTTGAGCAGTTTGCATTATTAACTAGATATACCAATAATCTCTTTATCTTATTAGACAATGATCAGGCTGGCCGAGCGGGAACAGAGAGAATACTTAAATTCTACTCAAAATATGCTAATATAAGGCGCTCCATCCTCCCCAAAGGGTTTAAAGATATTGATGAATATCTAGCAGATAATGATGTTGAGTCATTAATTTACACTCTTAAATAAAATGGTTGATAGTTATCGGCATATAAATCAGTATTATTAAACGAAGAACTTATAATAAATGATATATAATTCTTCGGAGCCAAAATGGAGAGACGAAAGAACAGATCAGATTCATACCAACATTTAATTGTGGAGAGAATTGTTCCAAATGAAATGTTAGAATCCTTTTCAAATGAAGAGGGGGTGTTTAAGCGCTTGAACCCTTTTTCCTATAATGACGAAATAGCGGATTTAGAAGATCAGTTAAAGAAGGAGTTCTGGCGTATAGTAGATACTCTTCTTACTCCGAGACAAAGGGAAGTTATTCGATTGTATGCTGATGGATATACACAGATGGAAATAGCAAAGATGTTAAATGTTAATCAGTCAAGTATAACGAAAAGTTTGAATGGAAATGTAGATTATAAAAATGGCAAAAAGATTTATGGTGGAGCTAGAAAGAAGATTAGGAAAATAATAGAAAACGATGATAGAATTAAAGATATATTGAAACGAATTTCTGAATTGAGAGACGAGAATTGGCTATAAGTTCTTGACTTTTCGTTGTCAACTGGTTATATTTCCCATATGCATTGCACAATTTATTTATTAAGAGATAATACCAATAATATGATCTATATTGGCCAAACTTGGTTGTCATTAAAGAAAAGATTTGGGCCACGTGGCCTCGGCTATAAAAATTCTATTTATCTGTATGCTGCCATACAAAAACATGGCCACGAAAATTTCACATATGAAGTATTAGATACTTGTGAAGATCAGGAAACTGCCGATCTTCTAGAAGATAACTATATAACGCAATATGATAGCAGAAATCCTGATGTTGGATACAATCTTAAAGAAGGCGGAAGTGCTGGCAGACACTCTAATGAAACTAGAGAAAAAATGTCAAAAACAATGAAGAACAAAACTGATAAACTATCTCCCGAAGAATTGGCAAATAAGGTTAAATATATAGTTGGATATTGGGAAGGTAAGGAACGGGGTCCACATTCAGAAGAATGGAAAGAAGAAAATTCAACAAGAATGACTGAATGGCACGAAAATAATGTTCACCCAATGCTTGGCAAAACTCATTCGGAAGAAGCTAAGATAAAAATCTCGGAAGCAAGCAAGGGACATCCCGTTTCTGAAGAACAAAGAAAAGCTATTAGTAAAGCTCATAAAATGGACCCAGAAAGAGAACGTGCTATTATTGCTGCATATCAAAACCAGACCAATATCTCTGATATTGAAAAAGAGTTCGGAACCAGCAGAAGCAGCATCTATAGAATATTAGATAGGAATAATATTCCTCGGGCCGGAAACTTTACAAAGTGGACCGGTAAGAAACATTCCAAAGAAACTAAAGAAAAACAAAGCGATGCAAGAAAGCAATTCTGG